TAATACTAATACTACTACTAGTAACAATCCTATAGTAGAACTACTACGTAGTTCTACTATATCGAGGACTGCGTCCTCGAGGAATGAAAGAGGTAATGAGATGGGATGGGATTTAGATGGAGAACAACCTAAGTCAAAGAAGCGCTTTCGAATTGACGCAGAAGATGATTCAAGTGGCGCTGTAGGCAAGGTCGAAGACAAGAAGGCTTTGCGCCAGGCTAAGTACGGGGCAAAGGATCTAGAGTCTGATCCACTTCAGAATCGCTCTAACAAACCTGAGGCGGACTGGAGCACTAAAGATCTTGTAGCAGAGTTTGGGGCTTTACTAAACCGTAGTCAAGCTCGTGATGTCCCTATGCAGCTTAACACTCAGCATCTTTCTATCTGGATCAACAAGATGGTTGGCGAAGGCGTAACTAGACAACAGATGCTTCTAGCTATTAGAATGTTCTTTGAGGACCCACGTCATCTTAACGACCCAGGTATTGGCGTTCAGATCTGGCGCAGGTTCATAGCGTACTACCCAACCGCACACGGCTTGGTTACCCGCGAAGAGTTACCTACATCCTATGTGGATGAAGAGTTCAAGGCTCAGCAAGATAAGATGCTCAGACTACTAGGAGGCAAGTAATGTACGACTTAAATAAGATCGCACCTACCATCCGTCACCGGATCCTACGAGCCAATCTGCCTATGAAGTCTATCGGTATGGAGCTCTCAGACCTCAATAACGGCCCTGCTGTGGATAAGGTCAAAATCTGGCTGGAGCAGGTTAGATCAGGAGTGGTCATTAAAAGCCCTGGAAGCCCCTTTAGCGGGCTTGGACTCCTACTGGTAGGGTTACCAGGTCACGGCAAGACAACCCTAGCCTCTGTGGCGGTTCAGGAGCTTATTCGAACAATGCCGTTTGACCTAGAACAGCCTGGTTTATTCTTGGACTACCCAAAGTTCCTACGACTTGAGAAGAGCGCATTCGAAGACAACAGTCTAGAAGATGACCTAAAAAAGATCTACGGGGATGATCGCCATTCAATACCTTTGTTTATCTTAGATGATCTTGGTAAAGAATATAAAACTCAGGCCGGTTGGTCAGAGAATGTTTTTGATGCTTTGATCCGTGCACGATTTAACGCAGGTCTTCCAACAATTATTACTACAAATGTCCGTACAGAAAGTTGGAGACGTACGTATGGTGAAGCAATGGCAAGCTTTGCCCATGAAGCATTCATGTGGGTTGAGGTAGAATCAGAGAATGGAGACTTACGAAAATGAAATTACCTGACATGTATTGGATGATCACGCAGCTTTTTCTATCTGACACTGGTGTGCACGAAGTGCATGTCCATCAGAGCACACATAAGTTGCGTTGCAACTGTCCTGGGTATACAACACGCAGTCAATGTAAGCATACTCGTTTTGTAAAAGAGAAGATGGCAAACAACGGTGGCACATACCCTGTAGAAATCTCAAACAAAGTTGATAGGTACAGTAGTGAGATGGCTGCCGAGGATCCAGTGGCTTTTAGAGAATTGCTGGTAAACTACGGCAAGATCGTAGCACTGTAGGAATGCGCGGGGGCGATATTTCTAACGAGATACCTATGAGGGTACTCGTATCCTTAGACTGCATACTTGCTAGGGAACTAAAGTTTAATAGGGTGCTTGGTATTCAAGTTCCTTATGAAGAAGTTACTTACAGCCGTCAAGCCCTATCAAGCTTCTGGCGGTTCAGAGATAAAAATGAGTACACCTTAGAGTTAGTAGGGTTCGAACACTCTCAGGAACAGATGGACGATGTGTTAGAAGATCTAGACAACCTAGGTACTAACCCATTTAATTATTCAAGAGCTTATCCGGTAGTTGCTGATCTTGTAGCAGAGCTTCCGTACAGACCGGAAATAAAATATGTAATTGATGTCAGCTCTCGTGGTATGCGCTACGGGCACTGGTTTCTAGACGAGGGAGCAATGCATGGCAGCAAATAATGAAGAGCGCTTGCTCTCCAAAGCCATACGCAGTAGGGATATAAGACCCCTTATTGAGTACGGTGTACAGGAGGACTGGTTCTTTAATGATCTTAACCGACAGGTCTGGAAGTTCGTTGCTAAGCATAACGAGAAGTATGCTGAAGTACCTACTGCCGTTACTGTAAAGGAAAACTTTCCTACCTATACGTTGCATGCCGTAGAAGATAACATCGAATATCTCTTAGATCAGTTGGTAGAGTACCGCAAGCGTCAGAAGACTATTGACACTCTGCTAGAGGCACAACAATCTGTACAGCTAGGTGACCACAATGCCGCTATACAGACTATGAGTTCTGCGGTGCAGTCGCTTCTTAACGACAACACCAGAGAGTCTAACGACGAAAACCTTAGCGAGAACCCATTAGAACGTTACGATGAATACTTGAGTATCAAGACTCGTCCTAACGGTTTACTTGGTATCTCTACAGGGTTTAAGACTATCGATGACATTACTGCCGGATTACTTAAACAACAGCTGTGGACTATAGTGGCCCCGCCTAAGACAGGTAAGTCTGTGTTAGCTATGCAGATGGCTATTCGTGCACAGGATGAAAACCTTAAGGTTATGTTTCAATCGTTTGAGATGACGGCTAGAGAAATGAAGACACGTTACGACGCTATGCGTGCACACATTTCACACGGTCGTTTGATCCGTGGTGCTTTGCGCACAGAGGAAGAAAAGCGTTACATGGATCATCTAAGTGAGCTCCGTCAAGAGTTTTGGATGCCAGATAACATTGCAGCACGAACCATCACTGGTTTGTCTGCAAAGATTGAGAAGTTCAAACCGGATATCGTATTCGTTGATGGTATGTACCTGATGATGGATGAAGAAACTGGAGAGACTGAGAGCGAACGCTCACTACGTAGTCTTACTCGTAACATGAAGCGTGTAGCTCAGCGTTATGATGTGCCTGTTGTGGTGAGTACTCAAGCACTGCGTTCTAAAATGCGTGGGGGAAAAGTAACTGCTGATTCTATTGGCTATACATCTTCTTTCTTGCAGGACTCAGACATTGTGTTAGCACTACAGCGACAGGACGAAGAAGATGATTCATCTAGATCTTTAACTGTTGCAGCAAGTCGTATTTCAGGTATGGGTTCAACAGATCTCATGTGGGATTGGGAGGAGGGTCGCTTTGAAGAGTATGCAGCTTTCAGTGGTATCAAGTCCGTTTGATGGAACACAACTGTGCACCTCATACAGTACTGATATCTTCTATCCAGAAGACTATGAAGAGGCCAGTGTTGCACAGGCCAAGACTATCTGCAACGATTGTTGGATTAAAGACAAGTGTTTATCATTTGCTTTAAGCACTAACGAAAAGGAAGGCGTATGGGGTGGAACCACCCCTATAGAACGCAAACGTATTCGCAGAAGGGTTAAATAAATGTACGAACGCAAAGAAGATATACAGATGGACCTCAGAGGAGAACCAGTACACATCTGTGTATGTGGGTCACGTCTATGGAATATCCAAGCAATGTTCGAAGATTACGAAGTCTCTATGTACTTTACAGAGATGCAGTGTGCAAACTGTGGAAGCTTAGCAACAGCTCCTACACTAGTCGATGCGCCTGGCTTTACTCCGGAGGACTAATGTACGCCGAGGGTTCAGTAGAAGGTGTCCTATCTAATCTAGGTATTGAAGTTACGCAGCGTGGTGATGAGTTGCTTGGTTTATGTCCCATGCACTTAGAGCGTACCGGGCGAGAGGATAACAATCCTTCCTGGTCTATGAATGCTGAGAGTGGTGTTCATCATTGTTTCTCTTGCGGTTACAAAGGCACCTTGCTTACTCTTGTTGGTGAGATCAAAGAGTTCACAACAACATGGGGGCGCGTAGACTTTGAGGCTGCCAAGGAATGGTTACGCAACAATGTTGAGGTTAACTTTGAGTATCTTGCACGCCAGCTGGAGGAGGCACGTAACAGTTACGTTCCTATCCCTGCACCTGTAGGTATGAGTGAGGCACGTCTGTCAATTTTTGACAGCGTAGCGCCTGATTGGGCTTTATCTGCTAGAGGTTTGACAGAGGATGCTTGTGTACTTCACGGTGTTAAGTGGAACTCAAACAAGAACTCTTGGATCACACCTATCAGAAATCCTAATGGCTTTAAGCTTATGGGGTGGCAAGAGAAGAGTCAGACAGAGCGGTTCTTTCGCAACCGTCCTACAGGCGTAGCTAAATCAAAGACATTGTTTGGGCTTGAGTTGTTTAAGAACGGGACCATGATTGTTGTAGAGTCTCCACTAGATGCAGTCAAGCTCTCATCATTGGGAGTTTTTGGTGCGGTGTCTACATTTGGTGCCTCTATTAGCGATGATCAGTTGCAGCTTATGAAGGCTGCAGACAAGCTGATCTTTGCTATGGATAACGATGCTGCTGGTAGGAAGGCGTCAGCTGATATGCTTGAGCGTACTCGCAAAGAAGGCATGGAGTGTTGGTTCTTAAACTATCAAGGTAGCGAGTACAAGGATATTGGAGAGATGCCAGAACATTTGGTACACTATTACTTAGAGGGTTCAAAACATTCCGTATTTGGAGAGGCAGCGTTCTTATGATGAGATGTAAAGCCATGACTTTAAAAGGAACTTCTTGCTCAATTACTGAACGTATTACTGATGAGGGGTTTTGTCATGTTCATGATCCTAATGGAGTATTTCAAAATCAACATCCAGATAACAAACGTTCTCATAAAAGAAAGCTTTGGGAAGATCGTGTACGTGAACAAATCGCACAACAACTAGAAGCAGCCGGATTAACGGATGCGGTTAACATAGTAAGGAGTGGGTTATGATTATCGGACTAACAGGTTATGCACAATCAGGCAAAGACACAGTGGCTAAGATCTTAGTAGAAAACTATGGGTATACTCGCGTAGCATTTGCAGATAAGATCAGGGACTTTCTTTATGAGATGAACCCTATGGTAGACAACGTTGCTGGTGAGCCTATCTTTCTTAAAGAGCGTGTTGATCGTGACGGTTGGGAAGTGGCCAAGAAGAATCCACATGTTCGCCGTGCCCTGCAGAACGCAGGCGTCTCTGCTCGTAAAGTTTTTGGTGAAGAGTTCTGGGTAAACGAAGTATTTAAGACTATAGATCCAGCAGGTAATTACGTTATTACTGATGTTAGGTTTACAAACGAAGCAGAATCTATTAAGTTTATGTCTGAGTTTACCGGGTACCCTTCACAGATCTGGCGCATCAAACGCCTTGGAGTAGACGCTGTTAATGCTCATGTATCTGAGTCACAGATGGACGACTACCCTATAGATCAAATCTTTACTAACAACTCTTCTATAGAAGACTTAGAACTAATGGTTAAGACAAGAATGATGTCATTAGTATGATGTGGTCATGGGTGTTGGCAGTCATAGGTGTTACAGGTATCTATTTTGTAGGAAAAAAAACAATTTGGGGCTGGTTCGTACTTCTGTTTAACGAAGTGTTGTGGATAACGTACGCAGTTATCACAGCTCAATATGGTTTTATCTTTTCAGCAATAGCCTACGCAGTTGTGTATGTTAGATCTTACCTGCACTGGAGACAAGACGCGTGAGTTTTACAGGAACACTTTTACCGTATCAGGTTGAGGCTGTAGAGGCCATGGTGGCACGCAAGAAGATGCTTGTCGCCTACGACCTTGGCTTGGGTAAGACTGTCCTGACTATCGCTGCTATTGAAGAACTTAAAGACCTAGGTAAGATAACTGAACCTGGTATTATTATTTGCCTATCCTCATTGAAATATCAGTGGGCTGAACAGATTAGGAAATTTACAGATGACGCTGCAAACGTTGTGGTCATTGATGGAACGCCAAAACAAAGAGCTATCCAATACGGAGAAGCAGTCGACTGGGGTCACTCGCTCGTGGACTACGTGGTTCTTAACTATGAGCAGGTTGTTAACGATTGGGATTATGTTCAACACCTCGCAAGAGGATTCGTCGTCTGCGATGAAGCAACAGCAATCAAAAGCTTTAGATCAAAACGATCAAAGCAAGTAAAGAAACTTACCAGTCCAGTCAAGTTTGCTTTGACAGGTACGCCTATTGAAAATGGCAAGCCAGAAGAGCTCTACAGTATTATGCAGTTTGTAGATCAAAAAGTATTGGGTCGGTTTGATTTGTTTGACAAAACTTTTATTGTTCGTAATCACTTTGGTGGGGTAGAGAAGTATAGGAATCTTCCCACACTAAACAAAGCTATGGGTCAGGCCAGTGTGCGTAAGCGACAACAAGATCCTGATGTTGCCCCTTACTTACCAGACACTATCTTTGCGCAGCCCATACGAGTACCTTTTGACAGAGCCGGAGCAGCTCTTTATAATCATATAGTCAGAGAAATCCTAGAAGATTTAGAAAACGCTATTGAAAGCTACGGCACATCCTTTGATATATTCTCTCATTATTCCGGCGGAGATCAGGACACCGCAGCAAATGCTTTAAAGGGTAAGATCATGTCTAAACTCACGGCATTAAGAATGCTTTGCGATGCACCAGCTTTACTGTCTAACTCTGCTGGTAGATACCGTAAAGACTCTGACAATGGTTCTAAGTATGTAAACGATTTAGATGAGTCAGGAAAGCTCAGTGACCTCAAAGCTCATCCAAAAGCTGATGCATTACGGCGCTACGTACAGGAGTTTCTAGATGTTAATGATCAAAATAAAGTTGTTATCTTTACTAGTTATGTACACATGGTTAAGCTACTTGAGAGAAGTCTCGAAGAGTACCAGCCACAAATTTATACAGGAGAGTTAGATGCTAAAGCTAAAGAGGTTGCTAAGGTTACTTTCCAAACTCAGCCAAGTTGCCGTATACTTATCAGTTCTGATGCCGGTGGCTATGGTGTGGATCTCCCTCAGGCTAACCTACTTAT